ATGATTGCTGTTGCATTGTCATTCTTAATTACAGAGTATCCTGTTAAACCATAAAGTGGATTAACGGTTGCTACATTTTCAAGTCTTAACGCATCTAAAGCAATGTAATAATCTGATGTTGGGAAATAAATACCACTTCCACTATCAAAAATAGAAACATATATTTTTACAACAGTAACTGCATTCCAAGTAAAGTTTTGACTCTTGTATAATTCTTGTAACTGCTTTGAAACAACAAAGTATCTGTTTGTTGCAAAGTCATATCCATCAACGCCATCTTCAATATTAATTTCAAACCTAGCATATGTTGTTGGATTGTTGCTATCAGTTGCTGCAAAGTCAATTAGGATTCTTACTGTATCTGGATTCGCTGCTGATGTGCCATCCCTATTTACTAAAGAAAATGCAAACCTTAACTCATCTAATGGAGAGTTTTGTGAAAAGTCAACATTTGGAGAAGTAAGGTGTATATGATTTCCAGAATCAACAACAAAGTGATCAACTCCTCCAGAGCCTCCGCCACCTATGCTTAAGTCTGAGTCATCTCCTTGCATTAAAATTGTATTGTTTAAAAACCTTGGTCTTTCGTATCTATCTACACGGTCTGTATTATAAAAGATAGAATTATCTGCATTAGTCTGAAATACACCATTTGCTGTTCCTGTTGCGTTTATAATATCGTCATCGTTAGCATCTAATGGTACAGAAATTACTGGAATTGCTATTGAAGAACTGGCCGTATGGTATTCCCAGTTTTCTCCCTGTGTAAATGCAAAAACTGTTTTACTGTCTTGTGCTCCAGCAGATGGGTTAGATCCTGCTGAGTATAAGCCTACCTCTGTTATTTCATATCTTTCTTCTGTTGGTAGTTCTGCGGTAAGTACAATTTTATCAATACCGTTTTCGTTTACAAAGCCTCTTGAAGAAATTGGAACTCTAAACATTTCAAAGTCAAGGTTTTCTTTTGTTGCAAAGTTATCAGCAACATCTTCTGTTTGAAGCGGGATAGGGCCACAGCCAACGGCTAGGTATGAGGCATAGGCTGGTGCTTGACCAAGCATATATTTTCCGATAATGCTCTTACCTTTATTAGTTATCATGACGTAGTTGCTCCAAAGTCTGCTTCATATATTGTACCATTTAACGACACTTCAACCTCAAAAAGTTCATCCTTGTTTAAATTAACTCCCTCAATAATTAGATCTCCAGTTACATCGTCAAAATAAACATTTGAACCGTTTGGCCCATTGCCTTCAACAGGGACCTTCTCTTCAAACTTTATAGGAAAGTTAGCAAAGTACTTTTCAGAGGTAGCCTGTAATCCAAGAATATTGTTTGGGTTATATTTTTGTTGAATTAGACCAAGGTTTTTGATTGGGGTATAAGATATTTGCTGTCCATTAATGATGTCGTTTCTAGCAATATTTATTAATTCGTGACCTCCAATATCTTCAAAAATTAAATCAGCCATGATTTCAATAGACAAAGACTCATCATTAAACAACACTGTATCTATTGGTGCTGTTTTTACTGGATTTGCTGGCATCTTATTTGAAACAGACGTTGATGCTGGTGTTTGTGGAGTTGCTGATACCATCTTATACCTCACTTAAATAAATTGTCATGCTTGGTCCAGAAACAGACCTAGCGTATTCTATATTATAAATAACAAACCTTGAAGTATTAGAAGCAACTAAATCAAGTCCTGATGAATCTTTATAGTCTACTGTGACTATGTCTCCAAGTTGCAGGGTTGGTATGCTAAATAAATCAATTCCAATAGATTTTTTTGGAACCATAATTTTGTTTATAATCCAGCCAAGCATGGCTTCTGCATCATCCTGTGTCTGTATGTATGCACTATCAATACTGAATTCATTTTTTCCATATGTTAGTCTACTTAGTTTGATTTCATCGTACCTTGATTTTTCGACTAATGGAGAATAAGTAAGTGTGCTGCCAACCAACTCTGGGTCAGACAGGTTACCACGCTTTTTAAAGAACTCGTCTACCGTTAACTCATGAGTTGTATCTTGGGTAAAAGTAACTCCTTGAATTCTTAAAAAGTTTCCAGTTGTTTCGTCTAGGTTTAAGGCTTTGTCTGTTGAGTTAAAGATTAAGAACTCAGCACCATATGAGTCTGCATAAAATCCAGAAGTTGTATATCCTTTTGTGTTGTTAAACGTTGGAGACAATTGTGCATAAAGTGCTGGGTATGCACGATCATACTTAATGTCAAAGTATGCACACTCACGCATAATAGAACCAAACTCTTCAAAATACATGTTGTAGTTTGGTGGCTGCTGGGAACTTATGCCAGACAGGTATGTTGATTGTACAACACCGCTCATTGCATATTTTCTAAAAGACTCATTGACATCAACTTGGGCATCACCAAACTGCTTTGATAATGTTTCCCCTACAACAAAGGATGTATTTTGGCTATAGTTTTGTGATAAGGCATAAATGTTTTCAAACATACACTTAGAGGATCCACGAACAAATAAAGCCATATTGTTGTAGACTGGAAGAGGATCATTGTCATCTACCACCTTAATAAGTTGGTTATTTATGTATAAATAAAATCTTCTTGTTTTTCCAATGTCTTGATACTCTACTGATAAGTCATACACTGTTGAATTTTCTTCAGCAGCCATTCTTTGTTGTCCAGAAAATTTACCATCATCTACAAGTATTTTTGCTAAGCCTCCCCAAAGTTTAACTGGAATTGCGTTGGTGTTGCTAGAATCTTTTTTAATTTTATAAAACACAACATTGTTAATTGAATACTCTGCTTGATTCTCTTTATTTAATTTTAAATAAGGAGTAATGTTATCTTCAGTTAAAGCAATTATCTCAAAATAATATCCATTGTTTGTTTCTGGATTTAACAAAACTGCAAGACCTCCAGAGCCTCCACCAATGTTTACGTTTTGGTCTGGTTGGCTTCCACTAACCTGATAATAAGGAATGCTGCCAATTGCTGTTTGAGTTGATGCAATGTTGTTTTCAATTTTACCTACAATACGCATTCTTGTTCCAAAATGTCTATAGGCATTATCTAGATTTTTATAAACATATGAAACAAAGTTTAATGGTGTTTCTGTAGTTTTAAATGATGGTCCGTTAAAGACCAAAGCAGATGATTGAATTGTTCCAGTTTGTGTTGATAATAAACTATTAATGTCTGTGTCTGTTAGGTTGCTTGTTGCCATAAAGTTTTTAATTATACTATTTCTTGTTGACTGGCCTGCGACTGTATTGTTAACTCCTGCTGCACCAGTTGTTGTTGCTGGCAAACTTATGTTTTCATCTAGCGTTGTTGTAAATAGATATTGGGTTTTCATGTCAACACCACGAACGTTGGTGTTATCGGTCCAATAAGTATTTATTCCAGCATAGTGCTCCGTTATCTTTGTTCCAAACTGACCGCGACCATGGTCAACAACGGCTCCATTTTGAAGTCTAGTTATTCCATTAACTGTTTCATAGTATGGGGTAGAGTATATTCTTACCAATCCAGTTGGATATATTTTTCCATTAAATGGAATAGATGCAAAATATTTTTGATACTCTTGGTTACTGCTAATCCACACATTTCCAACACCTGTTACGCTAAATTCTGCGGCATCGTATTTAATAATTTCACCATTAGAATACAGGTACCCGTTGTATCGTGTTAGCCAATAGACGTTTTCTCCAAGATCAATTATGTTGTTTATTACGACATGCCCTGAAACTGTAGGGGCAGCAGCAACAATGTTAGAATTTAACGGCATGGCTCCAAGAACATAACTACCTTGTTTTGACGCTAACTCATTTATAGTTTTTGTTGAGTCTGTTCCAGCAACTTCCCACAAAAGTGATGGCTTATATATCCATGTTTTTTCTTTATCAATCATACTTGACTGCTTTATTGAACCATAAGATCTCTGAATGTATCTTGTTGTGTAGTTAATTTTTCCATCATTGTAAACTTTTTTATCTTGTGATGCAATAGATAAAATGTTTGGAAGTTTTCCAGATGTAGCATTTTCTATTACGCCAGAATCTGTTTGATTGTTTGATCCAGAAACAACAAAGTCTGTTGCTCTTTGTGCTAAGGTAGGCATTAAATAGTCTTTGCTCATTACGACAAAGTTATTATACTCATCAAAGAACATTGCCGTTTGCGTTGAAACTGCTAGTTGATTTAAAACTTCTGCAACGTTTTGGTCTGGAGCAATAAAGAAGTACGGAATAATTGGATCATTTTCTCCCTCAACTCTTTTAAATGTATAGTTGCTGAATCCAATATAATCAAGTAAAAGCGATATTGCATAACTTAAAGATGTTTGGGTAGTCAAAAGTCTTGGGGCAGGCATTGACTCTAGGAA